TCTGCTATTCTTCTTTGCTTTTCATCAGTTGTATCAATTGCGACACTGTTCTGACGATTCTTTGGATCTTGGAATCTTGCCTCACGAGTTACCATCTCTAAATCTTCAAGAGGGTTTGCGTATCGTTGGCTAAATTCTTGGAAGGAGAAACTACGGTGTCTTATTAACTGACGAGCTATATCTCTTGTTGTTTCTATTTCTAAACAAACACTGACCATTTCTAAAGGTGACCAATGTTTATGCTTCACCAAATAATTGACAAGCTTACTGTTTGTTTCTGTATTGTTTTGATTACTAGGATTACTTACTCTTGCGCAATAAGCCACTAAACCTAACAGTGACGAATCGTTTTTAAGATCTTCTTTTGGTGATCCAACGAGATCTTGTACTTGACTGTGGGAAATCAATTTAACCTTCATTATATACTATGTCCTTTTCCATTGTTGAAATTTCAATTTAGCTTCTAAACCTTTATATGTAATTGTTCTCATTAGACTCTCAACACAAGATATACTTCCATCGAGAACCATTTCATTGATGTCCTTCCCAGGTACATCGTTTGGCCATATTACAATACTATGACCGTTATCAATAATCTTTGCCATCCTGTTATGAATCTCTTTATTACGAGGTTCAGCGTCAAACACAAAGACTGCATTTTCCACGCAGCGAAGCGCGGCAGTACCACCATCAGCACCAGCCATGGCAACAGCATTAGATAAAAACATACTATCCAATGCTCCTTCAACGACATAATACTTTTCATTAAAGTTTACTTTGTCGAGACCGAAGATCTTAGGTACTTCGTCAAACATAATACTAATATATCGCAGGTAAGCATCAGGATCCATGCTCCTTGCTGCGACACCAAAACAAATACCTTCCTTGTCTAAAAAAGGTATTACTAAGCGAGGCTCATCTTTCTTTATATTATCAAACTTGTTCGGAATGATTGAATTAACCCATTCCATAAACTTAGGAGCAAAGTAAAGTCTATAATGATGCTTAGAAGGTATTTGCCGTATATCTATATATTTCTTTACTGGGTGGGAATGATCAAGCTGGCTGACTTTTTTTAATTTTTTTAGCCTTTCCGTATGAGAGAATTTTGGTTGTTCAAATTTAGTGGTCTCTAGAGTTGATGCCACCGCTGTAAGAGTATTATTTGCCTTACCAATATATTTTTCAGCGACATAGTCATTGTATGCCAAAGGGTCGATTACTTTGAGAAAATTAGCGAAGGCGTGGCTTGCACCACAATTATGGCAGAAGTAGAATAACTTATTCTCTTTTTCAAGCAACCAACCTCGAGCTTTAGATCGGTTCTTTTTTGAATCGCCGCATAGTGGACAACGAAAGTTAATCTTGTAGGGGTTTGTGTGTTTTATACGATATCGGTCAAGCCTACCAGATAGATGCTGGGCGTACTGAATATCAACAAAGTCAAGCATAATATATAAAATCCAAAATATCTGTTATTAGAATCTATTATAACAAATTTTTAGCACGCTGTCAACCAATAAATGATTTTAAATCCAATTTTGATATGATGAAGATAACGGCAGCAGATATACCCATCATGTAATACTTCCACCTTTCAACAGCAGCTAATTTTGTTTCTATCACCGTAAGACGTTTATCAACCTTACTATCAATATGTCTTAATTCTTTTATGATTTCTTCGTTACGCTCTTTACGATGAAGTTGATTCTGATCATGTATACGTTGATGATCTTCTTTTGACGACTTACGATATAATTCCATTCTATCGCCTAATACAGCAGATCGTTGTTCGTCGAGTCTTTTATTCTCTTCAATCAACTCTGCTTGTTGTTCAAGCTTATCATTGAAGTTTGTGATGATCTGGTGTTGAACTGCCAAGGACTTTTGAATACCTGCCATGGCGTCTACTGCATTGTCGACCCTGTCGAAGAATCGACCGATCTGTTTTATATCTTTTTTGATTAATGCGACGTCAGTCTTTACAACGTTTAATTCATCAGGCATCAGTGTATTCCTTAATCGTAGTTATTGACTCGCACGGCTCACAGAGCCACCAATCCATTTCTTTACTCATTTGCTAATCCTTACAGTGGTCGTCAATAGTAGTTATTATAACACACCAAGAAGGTTATGTCAATAGTTATTTATCAATAGGCTAGGGTTGATATCCTACTATTCAGAGTTAAATAGAGTTTATTTTTTCTGAACTTGGATACCAGATGCAGGTTCATCGTCGATTGTCACGTTTCTATAATAAACAATGACTTCACCTAATTCACGAATGTATCGGCGGAGTTCTTGCGTATTCTTCGACATCAGCTCATAGTCTCCAATGGTGGCTGCAACGAACACTACATCGCCTCCATTCAACTTTTTCATTTCGTCGAGGAATCTATCAAGGTAAGTATAACCTACAGGCCACGAAGGATTGTCGCGCTCTAACAGATCGCAAGTCTTTGGTCTGAATGTTTGATGGGTGCCATCTTCTTTAACAATATGATTCCCGTTCTCGTCGAGTTTCATTTGTTTTTGGCAAGGGTTTGTAACAATAGCTTCTGATACAACATACCATTTAGGATTATCTAATTTGATAGGTCGTGGTAGTGTAGGCTGTAAGATTTCGATCTTTATAGGTTTTGTTATAATCTCGACTTCTTTTGAACCAAAGACATTCTGTAGGGTACTACAACCGCTAAGGAACGTCAGGAGCGTCAAGCTCGCTAATAGCTTTGCTGTCATTCTCTATATCTCCAAATACTGTTGCCGTTCCCTTGTTAATTCTATTCTCTATAAGACCAGGCTTAGCAAGGGCAAGCTTATCTAAGTTGTGCTTAGCAAATATAGCAAGGTACTGATCTTTCTCTTGTTCTATTTGATTATAATTACGTTGAAGGTTCTGTAAAGATTTACCTTGTTTCGCAAACGATTCTTGGATAGCAACAATAGCAGCTTTTTGTTCTGCTACTGCGCCTTCCAATTTTGAATTGTTTATCTTAAGAGTTTGGTTTTCTGAGTATAACCAATAGCCACCTAGACTGAGCACCAATATGATTCCTATGAACAATTGGTTAAACATATTAGTCTTCTTTCGGGGTTTCTACTGACTCTACTGCTTGACCTGAATGTACATCGACTTCGTCAAAAGTATCTTCAGAACCCATTGCTTCGACTTCGGCAACTTCAGGATGCTCATCAGTCATATCTTGATATTTCTGATTTAAAGCAGACCTTACGCGAGTTGTCATTTCGTCGTCGAAAGACTTCTTTAGGTTAAGTGGGTTGTTGTCCAACGCTTGTTGAATAATGTCATTTACTGGCATGTTGTTTTCTCCATATTATATTGTTAGTAAATTTATTTATACATTTTCTAAACGAACCATTAATCTCTCGGCTCGGTTAGTAACTTGTCTGTGCCATTGAGAATCTCTACCCTCAATTGCGGCTTGTTTCCAATCACCAGCAATTAATGCTTTATTGTGATTCTTGAATTTTGATAATCTTGTGCGACCCATATTAAACATCATATTGGCTACAACTTGTTTGACTTCTTGAGGGTAGTCATCCCAGCCTTCGTGTAATATTTTACAGTCAGCAACTACGGTTTCTACATCCTTGGCAAAACATTCAACTACTCTTTCTTCTGATACTGGTGTTCCAACATCTTGTCCGTTTTCCGGATCAGAATCAAGCACAAGATGCCCGATGCCAAAAGTAGCATAACCAAGATGGTCATGATAAATTTCATTTACCTTTCCTTCATCAATGGTCAGTTGTTCTCTCAATTGATCTACATCAATATCTGTATCTTTATTCCAAAACATTTTTTTTCCTCTTTATGATAACGTAGATATATCTACTGAAGTTGTTCCTTGAAATTGTAATAAGGACTCAACTTGACTCTCTGCGAAATCTTGAATATTATTTGCATAGTAATTATCACCACCTGCATATGCATATCCCCATAATGTAATATCAACCGCAGTGTCTGCTGTTGTAACTTTTGTTACTGAGCTATTAGCATAATCTGTTGCACTCAATACAGCAATCATAGGCTGTTTAGAAAATACAGAAGATCCAACTGCAACATCATAAGTTTTAACGTCTATGGTAACTTTCTTAACTGTATTATCCGTATCAATTTTTAATACTTCAACCAGTTCTAAAACTTTACTATATGTAGGCATTAGGTAATCATTTCAAATTCAGCAGATTTATTTAAATAACTAATTGCCCATTTCTCATCAGAGTCAATAAAGCAATAATGGATTAAACCCTTCTCAGGTCCATCTACTACTTCCCAAATCCAACATACAAAACCGTTTTTAATTTTCTTATCTGAATCAGTAATATGTTGAAAGAAAGTTTTCATACGGTGTTGAGCATTCCAAAAACGACCATATTTAATTTCTTCTGTATTCCAAACATCCTTATACTTGGTTTGAGCGTCTTTGTAATCTTTTGCGATCACATGTCTCTTTTCTGCTTTTTTACCAAAAGGTACCATTCCCATTCCGAGAACCTTTACCTTTCCGTCATAAACAGGCTGTCCTGCGATACCGTAGTTCTTTGCACTACGACCTTTCCACATAGGGGTGAAAGTAAGTCCAACTTTTAGTTTGGCAATTGAAACTTTACCTTCTTGTAGTTGTTCCCATTGATTAAATGATTTCATTTTACTATTCCTTTAATTAGAAGCCATTTTTTGTTTAGCGGCTTCGCGTTCTTTATCGCGTTCTTGCTTGCGCTTTTCACGATCTTTATCTACTTCATCAGCCGCCTTCTGGCGTTCAGCTTCTGCAGCATGTTTGAGTTTAGTTCTTTCCTTATCTTTATCTTGACGATCTTTTAAATTATCAAGTTCAGCCGCCTGTCTTGCTTTAAGGTTAGCCTGACCAACAGCATCTTCCATTTTGACCGTACCCATAATATCTCGAATACGTTTCTTGTGTTTCTTTTGATTCTTTTTAGAAACACCAGGTTCGCCATCAGGTCCAATTCCTAAACCGGCAATGTTACCACCACCAACTGCATTGGCAGGTTCTTCGTCAATCTCGCGTTTTGCTGCTTCAGCAATTAACGTTTCGTTTTCAGATAGAAACCTTTCTAGTGCAACTTCTAAATCTTCTTCAACAGATTCCTCTGTTAAATAGTTAGTAGCTTCGATTCTTTGCTGTTCACGTATCAACCATAAGGCTGAAGCGTAAGACGCAAGTTTAGTTTGTCCACCAGGAAGTTTACCTAATAGTTTCTTCAGATTCAATATCATTTGGTCAAAAATACCAAACGCAGATTTCTGACTATTCTTTACGAAGTCTTTACGTTTGATTAGGATATTACCCTTCTCATCAATAATTCCTTCCTTATATGCTTCCCACTTCGTAAAGGGCGTAACTAGCCGCTTTATGAAATTAAAAACTAGAAATAGATCTACTATCATTTAAATTTCCCTAAGCCTTGTTTCGATAAACAGATCCCCATCAATCGAGTCTGCGTTTACCATCATATCATCGTATACTAACAGTTCTGGCATATAATTCAAATACAGTACGAATGGTTTTAAATATTCGTGATACTCATGTAATCTCATGAATAACATATTTGTTGCCTGTGGACCAAACACATTGAATATAACAATGAGATGGTTTAGAATTAACCTTTCCTTCAGATCTTCATCTTGTCTATATCGACTAAAGAGTTTGCGGAGATATTGAAATCTCTTAATATCCTCTTCGAACTCCGACATCTCAGTACACTGAGGGTTGTCATAGTGTTTCATCGCATATAGCAGAAAGGTTGATTCAGTCAAATTCATAACAATAAAGGCAATCTTTTTTAGATTAAGCGTCAGCTACAATTGCATCTTCAACAGCGGTATCACCAGTAACACCTAAGTCACCAGCAGCAACTGCTGTAACTTTCATTGGTACTAAACATTCAGCGTGGTGTCTTCCACCTACTGTATGATATAACCACCAACCTGGACCAGTAAGACCTTTTGCTCTGTTTGCTGTAACGGCTGCTTCTGTCAAGTCAACAAAAACTGCGTTGTCTTTATCGTTAGACTTGTTAGTATTGGCAGTGGCCGCGTTGAGCCACTTAGGTGCGTCAGCTGCGACGTCTGTTTTTCCCCATAGTGCCATTGTTATTCTCCTATTATTATTTTTATTATTTTAAAACTTTATAAAGTTCATTAACTAAATCGGCTTTCTTTTTTCGTTTATCTAACTCAACGCCTGCTTTACGACCAGCTTCTTCAAGTCCAGCTTTTGTTAGTTTACCTAACTCGGCTTTAGTTACTTTTTTAGTAACTTGAGGACTCTTAGCTGTAGGAACCTTTTTTGGCTCCTTCACTGTGTCTACTTTAGCAGGAGTTGGGATATCTTTATCCGAAAATAAGCCTTTAATCCATTCAATCAAAAACATAATTTACTCCTATAATATAATGACTTAACTACCGCAATTGCTAGCAGCCAAATCCTTTTTCTTTGAAGGCTTGATAGAATCCTGAGCTTCAGTACCCTCAGCCTTTTCGTTGTCTCCCTTCCAGTTTGCATCAACGTAATCAAAGAATTTCTTCTTCGCTGCGTCGTCTTCTAGCTCTGCTGGTGATTCGACTCCAAACTTTTTAAGCGCCTTTTGAAAGAATTTCTGATATTCGTTTTCTTCTTCAACAGTTCTTTCACTAACCACTTCTTTTTTCTCTTGAAGAGCAGCTGACATATAACCGTCAATCTTGCTTTCAATAACTTGTTTCCAACTTATTTCTTTCTTCTCTACTATTGTTTTGGCGCCTTGTGGGAATAGCTTTTTAGCATAGCTTGCGCCATTATGGTAAGTATATACAGCAACCGCCAATTCTTTCAGTGTGTCAGAAGCTTTATTCCATACATCTTTATTGCCACCGTCCGCTGACTCTGCAACTTCCGTTGCATAATGACATACATGACATAATTGAACTAAAAGAAATAATTCTTTTGGATTTTTTGGAACTCCTCTAAGGCCATTAATTCTGAATTTAGAATTTAACTTTAGTACGGTTTTTAAATCGAGGAAGAAATACATATTACTATCGAAATTACTTCCGCCGAAATTCGACATACTTATGTGACAAATACCGCCGCGCTTGTCTACAAGATAGCCGTCGCTTTCAGATGAGTCCATTTCCCTTTCGTCGAGATCAAATGAAAACGCGTCAGGTCCAACCTTTTGTCCAGCTAAAGGGTTATTAGCCCACTTTGGCCAACCTGATTTACCTATGTACGATTCTTTATTTCCGTCGCCGCTATCAATTGGTCCTTTAACGGTCTTACCGTCGTATATTCCTATGTCTGCCATTTGTGTCTCCTTAAAATGTTTTGATCTAATTTATATGTTCTATGTTTATTTATAACAATTTGGTTACTCTGATTTCCAAATTATTAATACCCTTAATCAATCTGTGGTATTCGCCTTTTCTTATTGTAAATCCAATCCCGGGCTTTAACAATAAAGGTAAACAACCATCTGGCTGAAATTGCCAACCGTCGCCTGATAATATTTCAACCAGTCTATCTTCTTCATCTCTATGCCAAACGTATTCACAGTCATCAACGGTTACATCAAACGTACGAATATCACCATCGTCAAGATATGGCTTACCAGAAATAACTTCCGCCACCTTTGAGTCCGAGTCCTTCAGCATATTTAGGTAATCTACATGCCCAGTACCCTGCAGACATCTTATCTGTTTTAGTATCGCAATTGTGTCGGGATGCAAAGTTCTTCGCTGCATCTCTGTCATTAATCTTAGCCGTAAGACCACCTTTTTCATCACCGAACTCAATTTTCTTAATATTGCCTGTGTCCGGGTTTCGTA